ATGGTGAAAGTAATGCAAAAATAGAAATGGATAAATTAAGAGAGGAACTAGAACAATTAAAAAAAAAACACAATGATGTTGTAATTAAATATAATACAATAAAGAAAGAACTAAAACAATCTAAGGAAGAAGCATCTAAATACAAAGAATTTTATGACAAATACAACACAGATAATGATAATAATAAATTAAGACGCTTTATTAACGATAATTATCAATTAACAACCAATAGAAATGATAAAGTAAAATGTGATACAATGTATAATAAATTTATTGAAATAGATAGTTCAATGAGTATTAAGGCATTTATTAAGACATTAGCGACAATGAATATTAATAAATGCCAAAAGAATGGTATTAACCACTTTTATTGTATCAAAATGAAAGTGGAAGAAGGACTAGAAGGGGGAGAAGGACTAGAAGGATGAAAATACATAACACTAAAATTGTTATATTTCTATTCTATTATATTGATTATTTTTTCTATTTTCTTTGAGTATAATATATATATTTTAATATATATTAATTTAGTCCTTCTCGTCCTTCTAGTCCTTTTAGTCCTTCTTGTAAGTCCTTCAAGTCCTTCTATCGAGAAAAATAAATTCGTAAAATAATAAAAATATTAATTAGATTTTTTTGTAGGTTTTCTTGCAGGTTTTTTCTGTTTTTTTTCAGCTTTATTTAGTTCAATATATTTTTCAATGCCTTTTTCATCTAAATTAGGTGGTGTTCCACTGAGTTTAATATTAAAATTTGGTAATTTAATCATTTTAATTATAATCATAGGAAAATCAGTTTCCATTTTTTTAGATATTGTTTTATCTTTTTTAAAACTACCAACTGTAGTATAATTAATACTATTTTTATCAATTCTTTGCATACTTTCTATCCAAAGTCTAAATTGAGCGAAATCTATTATATTTTTATCACGTAAAAATCTATCACTAATAATCATACATAAAACTCCATAATCATTTAATTTGTTATAACAATCCACAACAAAATTAACATCATATAAATGAACGTCTTTTTTAATTATTTTACCTTTCTCAAAAAATTCACGTTGTGTGTATATATTAAAAGGTGGATTACCGAGGATATAATCATATCCATATTTTTGATTATAGTCTAAAATACTTATGTTATACAATCGAACATTATCAATATTATCAAATTGAGCCATCGCAATCTGGTAAAATAAATTGTGAATTTCAACACCATCAATGAAAAAGTTTTGTTTATTAGGTAATTTTAATGAACCATTTATAACATTTCCAATACCCATAGTTGGTTCAAGTATCATTATTTTTTCACGTTTGTCATTTGCTAATCCGCTAGCTTCTATAATTGCCTCAACCTCATTTTCTGGTGTAAAATTAGCCTGAAATGCAGTAATTTCCTCTTTAGGTAAATCATATAATCCTAATATTTGTGCAAGTGTTTCTCCTTTTTCTAATGCTTTTTTAATTTCTGGTATTTTATTACTAAATTTAACATCTATTGCACGTAATTCCAAATCTGGGTTTCGATTAGTTCTAAATTTAGCATCTTTATCTAGCCTAATTATGCGTTTATTAACTTTTTCAATCTCACGAGTGTAATATTTAGCATACATATCTTTCTTAATTTTTAATTTTTCTTTATTAGTTAATATTTCACCTTGTTTTAGTTCATTTTGTTCTATTTCTAAAATTGTGTCATTAAATTCTTTAATAAAATCATTATTTTCTAAATTATTTGATTTTTCAAAACTAGAAACCTTATTTAATAGTACATATTCAAAGTTATTTATCCATTGTTGTTTTTCAATCATTTTTAAATATAGTATCATATCTCTTGTCATTGGTTTCATTAATAAATCAGTTATTACGGTTCTTTGTGTAATAATACCTGTTTTTTCATCAATTGATTGACCTGTAATTTCTGGGAAATATGATTTAATATCTTTATTCATCACATTATCGCAAAATGTAATGAATTGTTTATTTATATCGTCATTTTGTGATTTAATAAATAACATATATATATCAACTACGCTTTTATTACCATTTTTATGGCTATCACTACGAATAGCTCTTGCAATAATTTGTTCCGTTATTGCATAATTCCAATAGGGTGCTGTATATATAAAATTATTGGTTTCTCGAAAGGAAATACCCTCTTTAATACTTAATGTGAATATTAATACTTTTATTTGATTATTATTATATAAATTTTTAACATTCTGTTTTTGTACCTTTGAAAGGTCTCCGGTTATAATACCAAATTTAATACCTGCTTTCGCTAAACCATCTTCTATTTTTGATACAGATAAATCTTTAAATTGTGCGTAAATTAGTGTTTTTTCATTAATATGTTTTTTACAAAAATCTACAACCCATCTAGATTTATTTTCATTGTATTCATTACGAGTATTGAAAAAAAATGCATCATTTGGTGCAACTTCTTCTCTTGCATTTCCCTCTAACCCTACAAATTGATATTTAACACTAGGAAAATTAGGAGTGTCCGTTGGTTTTCTATAAAAACTAATCAAACCATTATAATATATCTTCATACGTTCCTCGCTTTGATTTATTAATGATAATTGATTTATATTTTCATTATTAAGTGGTGCTTTTCCATATCCTAATGAAATAATAGGCTCAATATCAGTAATATTGTTAATAAATAATGTACCAGTCATAAATATACTTCTTAAAAATTTTTGTCCAGATTGCTGTAATTGTTGTAATGCAATAGCTAATTTATTACCTACTAAACTATATGTACCGGTGCTAACCCATTCACGTGCGCTCTTTCTTTCTTTAATTTGAGAACTACGGAAATTTCTAAGATTGTGTATTTCATCGACTATTAATAATGAATTAGGTTTAAAATTTAATTCACTACGCAATAATTGTTGATAAGTTATAAAATTATAAACATAATCACCTTGATGCTTTCTTCTAGGGTCAATACCTCTACTCATCATCTCATCAATTAAATTAAAAACTAAACTAGCGGGACTAAGTATATATACATAGCTATTTGGATTTAATGATGTGAATTGTTCAGCGCAATTAACTGCAATACGTGATTTACCAGTTCCAACACCATAATATAAAATAACTAGTTCCTGTGCGGAAACACTCCAATCCTCAATAAATGTTTTTTGATATTTATAAAAATAATTAGGGTTTTTAGCTAAATTTTTATCAAATGCCGTTAAATTTTCATCATATTCAAAAATTTCTGGATTTTTTAAGAGTTCTTCACCCGTATCACTATTTAAAAAATTTTGTAAATTTCTAAATGCATAATTCTCTATTGGTGTTCCTGGTTTTGGCTCTCTTTTTTTTCTTTGTTTTTTTTCAGGTTTCTCTGGGTCTGTTAATTCTTCAATAACCTGTTTTTTTTGAGATAATTCTTTTCGTAATTTATCAATTTCAGCTGTTAAATTATCTATAATTATTTTATTTTCATTCCTTTGAATATTACCACCTAATAATGCTCTTTTTATTTTTTCCATTTTATATTTTATTAAAGTATAATAAGAAAAAAAAAATATTATCTAGCATATATTTAAAATAGATATTCCAGAATGAAAACCATAAAATATGCAATACCCAGTTATAAAAGACCGTTAATTATTAAAACACATACATTAGCAATGTTAGAACGTTATAAAATACCTAAGAAGCAAATATATATATTTGTAGCTAATCAAGATGAGTATAATAGCTATAAGAATAGTATTAATGATAATGAATATAAATTGATAATAGGTGAATTGGGAATAGATAAACAAAGAAATTTTATAACAAACTATTTTAAAGAAGGACAATATATTGTTAATATAGATGATGATGTAAAAAAGATAATCATTCTAGAAGATGATAAATTGAAAGAAGTTGATAATTTTCAAGAACATATTAATAAAGGTTTTAGAATGTGTAATGAGTATAAAAGCTATATATGGGGTATTCATCAAACTAGTAATAAAAAGTTTTTAAGACAATCTATAACATTTGATTTTAGTTTTATTGTTGGTTTTTTCTGGGGTTGTATAAATAGACATCTACCAGAATTAAACATAACAATGCCAATCAAAGAAGACTATGAAAGAACAATAAAATATTGGTTAAAAGATAATACAATAGTAAAAATTAATTATTTATGTGCTGAAACAATGGTATATAAAACAGTGGGAGGATTACAATCTATATATCCAGATAGAACAGAAATGAGTAATAATTGTTCTTCTTTTCTAGCAACTACTTATCCAGAATACTTTACAATTAGAAATACACAATTGAATAATACTAATAAATCAAAATATTGTGAATTACGTTGTTCAAGAATACATAAATCAAATAATAATTATTATACAGAGCTACAATCAATAAATAAAGGTGATGACATAGTAAAAAAATTAGAAAGTATTCTGGCGTCATCAAATTTATTAGTTAATAAAAAAAGATTAAATAGTGGTGTAGGAATAAGCCAAACATTTGGAAAATATAGAGTTAGAAAACGAATGGGATTATTTGAAAGTAAAAACAATGCAAAATATCCAGAATTATATAGTATATTGTTAGATTTTTATAATAAGTTTGTAAAAGAACATCTGCCAGAATACACATCAATACAAGTCAATAAGAATTATAAGACATTACCACATATTGATAAGAATAATGCGGGTATATCATATATAGTTGGTTTAGGTAATTATAAAGGTGGTAATTTGATTGTTAATAGTTATAAACACGATATACATTATAAGCCTTTAATGTTTGATGGTAAAAAATGGGTACATTATACTGATGATTATATAGGTGATAGATATTCATTAGTATTTTTCAAGTTAAATTAAATATATTTTCTAATTATAAAATATACAATATATATAATAATAATGTCATCAAGTCGAGAGAGTTTAAATTTTTCAACAGCATCACCACTTCTAGCAGGTGGTTTTTTTGCCCCTAATCGTTGGGACGATTTATTAGATTATTCCAGTATTTTAATAAATATTAATTGTTTGGGTGCGGGTTGTAGATTAACTATATACCAAAGTTCAAATCAAGTTAATATTTCGGACGAACAAGAAATAATTATTAGTGCCGGTGAATTGTATAGTTATTCTTTCCCATTATATGCTCGTTTTTTCAAACTACGTTTAGATAATCCAAATTTAGCAAATCAAACAGCATTAAATTGTCAAGTAATATTTAGACAAAATTATATACCATCATCAACAGCAAAAGGCAATGCGCTATTATGGAATGCAATAACCGGTGTAAATGGTGTTAGCTCAATTTTAGATTTATCAACCGCAAACCAACAAAATATAACATTCTATGGAATTGTTAATGGTGCAACAACATTAACCGTACAATTTTCATATGATGGTATTACGTTTTATAAATCGCAATATACCTATACACTTTCTACTGCGGGCGATGTTGGTTTTAATATCACTGCGGTAGCTCCCTATTGCCGTTTAATATCTAGTAATAATGTTACAGCAAAAATTTATGCATCATATAATTAAATTATTTTTTTTTATTTTTTAAATATATACTTTTTATATAATAATATAGTAATAATATAGTAAATGGCGACAGGTTTATATATAGGTACGGTGGGATTGCTACAAGCTCCCCCCGCAGGTGTATTTTTAGGTTATGTAAATATTGCAAATACTGGTTTCACTGGTATGGCCGGGGCAACAGGTGCTCCCGGTATGACTGGTGCCCCGGGTATGACAGGTGCTAGAGGTGACACCGGTTGGACTGGTATGACTGGTGATACTGGTATGACTGGTGCTACTGGTATGACTGGTGCCACTGGTATGACAGGTGCCACTGGTATGACTGGTGCTACTGGTATGACTGGTGCCACTGGTATGACAGGTGCTACTGGTATGACTGGTGCCACTGGTATGACAGGTGCCACTGGTATGACAGGGGCTACTGGTGCTACTGGTATGACTGGTGATACTGGGGCGAAGGGAGAAACAGGATTTCCGGGCGCCAATTTTATAATGTCATCCCCAACTGGTGCCGTATATTATACAGAAAACGGAACAAGCCCAACTGGTTCAAGTGAATTTACATATACTAATAAATTACACATAGGAACACCATTTTTATATCCACAAACATATGCCGCCGGAGTTGAAACAGTAACGGATTATAACGGTAGTAGTGCTAATTTTATAGCTCAAAATAAATCTAGTGGCGGTGTTGCAAGTGCTAATATTTACCTAACAAATTCTTCAACTACAGACCAATCAAGTAATTATTGTGTAATTGGTATGAATGGTGGAGGCTATACAGGTAGCAACTATATTACTGATGGCAAAGACCAATTGTATATTTCAAATACCAACAAAGATATATCTATTGCGACTAATTTTATTGGTTCCGGTGCTGGTATTCATTTATCGGGTAATGGTGGTGTGTCTGCTATTTCAGTTAATCCAAATAATGCTATTAGTGTTAATACTACATATAACGCTAGTACAGATATACATTCATATGATTGTGGGGCTACTGGAACGGTTTTAACGTCTCAGGGTGCTTCTTCTGCCCCAATTTGGGCATCTAGTTCTGGTGGTGTTATAGTAACATCACAATCAAATACACAAATAACATATTGTACCAATACTAGTAATACTTTAACTAGTTCCGCAAATTTAACATTTGACGAGGCTACAAATACTTTAGCTACATCAAATATAAATTGTACATTGTTAAATGGTAATGTTCCCACAAGTATAACAGCAAACGCAGATTTTCGTGTTTTAACTGGTCTAACAAATACAAATAACGCACACGCTAATACTGAATTAACTTTCAACCCAAATGGAGGTTTATATGTATTTGCAAATAATAATAATAGTAATATAGTAATTTCACACGGAAATACACAAACAATAGACACTAATTTAGCTATTGGCAATAAAGCACTTAATGCAGCTATTACCCCTGGTGGTTTTAATATTGGTGTTGGCTATACTGCATTGTCTAGTTTAACTAGTGGAAGTAATAACGTTGTAATTTCTAGCGCATCTACTGGAACCGCTGGGCAAACTATAACGACTGGCAATGCGTCCGTTATTATTGGTAATGGTCATATATTTTCTGGTGTGCAATCTAACACATGCGCTATCGGATGGGGTCATCGACGTCTAGCCAATGCTTCAAATATTATTGGCCAAAATAATAATGGTGGTAATGTTAATTCATGTCATATAATTGGTAATAGCTGCGGAGCTCCTACAATGGGCAGTGATACTATTTTAATTGGTCAGCAAAATTCGACTTCGAATGCTAATGTTTTAGCACAAGCGAATATATTTATTGGTTCATATTGTGGGCGTGGTGCTGCTAAAATGGGTTATAATACCGGTGTAGGTGGTTTCAATGTTATGGACGCAACTACAGGGGCTCAAAATTGCGCTTTTGGGACTAATTCTGGACAGGCCGCAACTAGTATTAATAACTGTATATTTTTAGGTAGTTATTCAGCTCAGGGGCAAACCCTAGCCGGATTGTCAAATGTTAGTGTTATTGGTTCATATGCTACTGCATCCGGGACAATTAGTAATGAAATGACGTTAGGAAATGCAAATTTAGCAGTTTTACGTGCTCCTGGTATTGGGCTTAATGCTACACCCAACGCATTTACAACTACTGGACATTTTGCAAGTTCTATTCCTATTAGTGTTGCTGGTAATACTACCGTTAGTGATAGTACCTATTGGCTTATTGTTAAAAACCTATCCGGAACAAGTATTTTGACATTGCCTACACCTTCATCTTGGCCGGGTAGAATTCTTAATATTCAAAATCAGGCTTCTCAATTAGTAGATAGTAGTGTTTCTAATGTTATTCCAATTGGTGGTGGTAGTGCTGGAACTAGTATTTTGCCCGCTATTGTTGGTTCGTGGGTTGTGCTTGTTTCTGATGGTACTAATTGGATAACAATGCAATCGTAAAAAAGTAAAAAAGTAAAAAATTAACATTGTCTAGAATGTATTAAAAAAGTTAAATATGTTCTAAACCCAACTATTGGTATTAGTTGTTCTACTTTGAAGTAGTTGGCGTGTATATTATCAACTAGTAATTTGGGTGGTTTTTCTATATGGTTATTCTGGATAGCATATTCCAGAATACACTTAAAAATTTCTAATTCAATTTTATTCTTTTTATTAATCAATGTTGTAGGAATATTAAAACTATCTTCATCTTCAAAATTATTTAAATCTACAATTACACTATTATAATCATAAACACGACTAATTATTTCATCCATTCTAATACTATGTAGTTATTATATTATCTATTATAATATTATAAATAAATTTTATAAAGATGTCCCAGAATAAAATACAAAAAATTTTAGATATGCCTCCTAGCGCATATCGTAGTATGCTAATGGGTAAATACAATTTAACAACATCAACCCCACAAAAGCGCGATGATTTATTACGATGGGGGCAACCTGATAAAGGAGAACAGTGGATAAATTTAACGGCCAAATTTTTAGAACCAGAAAAACCCAATTTACCGTGTGGAAAAAAATCCAAAAAGCAAGTAGCCGTCAATTTGCCTACCGTCTGTCGGCCTTCTAAGCGTGTTAATGAAAAAACCCCAGAATTAGCAAATACATATACAGATAGTCAAATATTAAAAGCAATATTATTAAAAATGAATAATACTAGAATTGATTGGAAAAATTTATAATTATATTTTCCATAATATTATCTATTATATATGTAGAAATAATGAATAATACAATACACTCAATACAATTTACATTTGATTATTATCCAAATCCATTGGAAACATTTGAAATTGCTAAAAATATATTAGAAAAATTAAATATTAAGAAAGGTATTAAAGAAATACAATACTCAGGCAAATACATACATTATGCAATAAAACCAAATTATAATGGTAATTTAGATAATGTTAATTGTGGTAAAGGTATATCAATTAATTATATTTGTGCTTAAAAAATTATTAAGAAAATTTGTATTTGGTTCATCTATATTATCTGTGTTATTTTTATGTAATTTCATTCTATAGTTTCTAGATGCTTGTTTTTGCTTTTCCCTAAAAGCAGGGTCGTACTTATATTTCATTTTCGCATACGTTTTCATATAATTTCGCATATAATCATTATATTTCTTTCTAGCGATTTCCTTTTTATAATTTCTTAATTCTATTTTATATTCCCTACGTTCTATGGGTGGTAATTTCTTAATATCGTCTTTACTTAATACAACAAACTCATCTGTTTGTATTCCAATTTCTGGCATATTATTTAATTATAAAAATAGGATTATTTAATTATAGAATAGATAATTTTTAAAAAAAATATTAACATATAATAATAACAAGATGGCTACCAGTATTGAAAATATGGTGAAATATTTCACTGATAGAGATTTATCAGGCGACGAAATCTATAAAATGGTTGGAAAAACCCCAGTACTATACAGTGATTTAGATAAATATACATTTAATAAATTGTTCCCAAAAGGTGTGGGAGATTATCAGGTAATAATGCTACAAACAAAGATGCAAAATATAGGTCATTATGTTCTAGTATATCTTCGGTCAAATCAAATACAGTACTTCGATAGTTATGGATTAGGCGCCCCAGATACTTACAAGAATTTCACCCCATATGATAAAGAATTACCAGACTATTTATCTAACCTATTAGCAAGCGACCCAAAGAAACGTCCAATAGTTAGTAATTATATTGACTACCAGAAATGGGGTAAGAGTGCCGTTTGTGGGCGTTGGGCTTGTGTGCGTTGTTTATTACGTCAATTAGATGATGATGAATTTTATTCAATATTTGTTGGTAATCAATCTAGATTTTTAGACCGTCCAGACTGGGTAGTTTGTATGCTTACTTTATTGTCGTTGAATAATATAACTGAATTTTTTGATAATCATAGCCCATCAGCAATAAAATTAAATAAAAATATTTCAGGTGGTAAGAGTTTTTCTACACGTTGATAATTTTTCATTCATTTTTATAATAGTTTTTATTATCGTCATTAATTTGGTAATTCATTTTAATAATTACAAAATATTAAATTTAAAAACAAAAATTTTTATCTAATATAATTACATAAATATAAAAAACTATAAATGCCTCCAAACTATAACAATGGTAAGATTTACAAAATTATTTGTGATAAAACTGATAAAATTTATATCGGTTCAACAACACTAAGATACTTATCTACTAGGCTACAAAATCATAAATTAAGATATAAAGCTGGCAACAATAATATTTCTTCAAAAAAATTATTTGAATTAGGTGATTGCCAAATTATTTTATTAGAAAATTATTCTTGTAATAGCAAAGATGAATTAACCGCAAGAGAACGGTATTATATAGAACAGCATAATAACTTATGTGTCAATATTCGCAGTCCAAATAGTTCATTAGAAGAAAAAAGAAAAAAAATAAAAGAGTGGATAAAAAATAACAAAGAGAAAGTTAAGCAATTTAATTATAAAAACAGAGAAAAAAATAATCAAAATATTCAATGTCCTTGTGGAGGAAAATACACTAAGTATGACATTAAAAAACATTTGATATCAAAAAAGCATCAAAAATACATAGAAACTAACCAAAATACTTAATATACCAGCTAATATACTGGTTAATATACTGAATATATAGGGCTAATATTGTGATATAAATTTATATCACAATAAAACCGGTATATTAGCTGGTATATTAAGTATTATAATAATAATAAAAAAAAAAAATTTATATAAAAAATTTATTTTACTAGGTCAGGTCTTAAATATTCTTGCGACATACTAGCATTATGCAAAAATGCGCGACCAACTTCATTTTTTTGGTTAATAGTCATCAATGGATTATCATTATAAATATTTGTTAATACTATTTGTCGGGCTAAATCAATCCCAATTTTAGAACCTATTATATTTTGCATTGCATTTTCAATTATATTAGCAAAATTATTATGTTTAAACGGCTTACTATTTCTATCAACAAATAAATAATCGCCGTTTGCTTTGCCATATTCTTGTAAGTACTTTTGTACTAATGTTGCTAATTCATTTGAAATTTTAAAAGATTGAGTTCCATATGTTGATTTAGTTTTATAATTTTTCATTATGATTTTTGTAGGTATTTTATTTTCATTAACTACAATATAATTGAAATCTGGAGATAATTGTTTTTTAGTACGATTAACTGAAATTATTTTAAATTCTGGTAAATCATTACGGGGTATAAAGTTTGGTAGGCCATCAGTATTGAAATTCATAAAATAGAATGATACTAGTAATTTATTTATTAATTTTTCATCATCTATTTTACCATTATCCATAATAGAATAATCAGTTATTAATTTTTGCATATCCTTCAATGATTTGCCGTTTGTTTTTTGAATATCTTCTTTCTTAGCAATGTTGTTTCCTCTGCTTTTGGTTTCTTTTTCTTTTTCTTTTGTCATTGCTTTAACATATTTATCAATATGTATTGCATTTACATTTTTATGTCTTAATAATTTGCTTATTGCACTTAGATAGTCTTTTTTGCTTTTTAAATCGCTATCTTCAATTTTTTTTATAACTCTGTCGGCATCTTTTAAGAATTCATAATTTTCATATGGTTTATTAGTCATCATATAAGCGATACGATTAATTTTGCTAATATAACTCTTACAAGTTTGTGGGCTTAATGATGTACCACGTTTGGAAGTCATATTGTTGAAATCTTTTTGTAAATCTTCTAATGCGCCTCCGTCATCATATTCAAATGCTATTTTGTCTTTGCGAAGTTTATAAACCTTTTTATTTGATGTAGTCATATTTATATTAATATATAACTAGATAATATATTTTATTAATATACCAATATATTAAAAAAAAATAAAATTATAATTAATGTACAAAAATTTATAGGAGAGCTAGAAAGGGAAGTGAAGCCCCTAGACCATCCAAAAACGAACCACCAGAAACACCACCAGCACTAACACCACCAGCACTAACACCACTACCACGTTCAGCAATTGCACCAGATTGGCGCGCCTGTTTGCCTAGTACTAACTGTTGGTCACCGCCATATGCTTTGCGCGGTGGATTACGAGCGGGCATATTGGGTTGTGGCATTTTCTTATTCATACCAGCACCAAACATTGATGCAAGACCGAGTCCCAAATTATCAAAAATTCCACCACCTTGCATACCTTCATTATCCATTACATTACCACCACGAACACGGCGTTTTCTCATTTTCCCGCCTTGAGGTTCATCAATTCCAAAGCCTAGAAGATTATCAGCAATACCACCAATATGGCCGAACAACGAGCCTGCTTTTTCCTTTTTAGCACGTGGCGCACGGCGTTTTTTCATTTTACCACCTTCTGGGTCATCTAGCCCAAAGCCCAATAGATTATCGGCAATACCACCAATATGGCCGAACAAGGAACCAGCTTTTTCCTTTTTAGCACGTGGGGCACGGCGTTTCATTTTTCCGCCTTCTGGGTCTTCTAGTCCAAAGCCTAGAATTGAGTCTGCTAGCCCCCCAACATCACCGAATAGGCTACCAGCTTTTGCCTTTTTAGAACCTTTACCGGCTTTTTGTCGATTCCATTCAGCGGAAGCCATTCGCATAATTTCCTTAGGGGGTTTGCCTTTATGTTTTGCGAACATTTCGCGAACTACATCTTTATATGCCATTTTATAAATGTATATTTGCT